TCAATATACTCTTCAACTTCTTCATTCTTAGTACACTCACAAGGATCTTTACCACACTTCTCACACTTACCTTTCTTACCCATTGATTTACCAATGGCCTTACGACGATTGGCAAGATAGTCATCTGAGGAATCTTCATCACCATCATTATCGATGTCACCATCTTCCTTACCTACGGCATCCATCTTCTTCTCATAGATGGCCTGGTAGATATCACCAATATCTTTTCTAACAGTACCTTCACTCATTCTACTGGAGACTTTATTGGCAGCATCACCAACTTTCTTCGCGGCTTTACCAATCATCCCTTTGATACCAGACTTGATACCAGCCTTGGCGTCTTTGGCTCTACGTACAGTCACTGCAGATGCATTACTTGCACTTTGCTTCAATCTGTTTGCCTTATCCGTTGCAGATTGCTTTGCACTTCTGTATGCACCGTAAGATTTAACTGCACCCTTTGCAGCCTTCTCCTTTACCTTACCCATGGCACCTTTCAGTGAAGACTTCACTGCGGACATTTTCTTTGCCCTAGGGGATTCAGTATCACTACCGTAAGTTACTCTTGCTTCGATAAGAACTTCTTCAAATATTGCTTCACACTGTTCTACACTATAACCTTCTTCGAAAAGTTCTTCAAGAACTTCTTCAGCAATATCATCCAACTCAGTTTGGTTGATCAAGGAGAAGTCCATCTCACTGATTTCATCCTTATGAGAGTAAAACTCTTCTTTAGCTTCTTTGTTATGAACAGCGGAATACGCTTCCATAAAGTTACGCATTGATGAAGACATCTGATTAATCATTACTTTCTATATCTTTATTTATATTCTCTAGATATTCTCGTTCGGATGAATATACAGAAGAGGGGTCGAGATAAATCTCAACACCCTCTTGAATACTTGGTATCAACCATTCATGTACTGGTAGACATGCTTCCCAGTTGACAGGTTGAATACAATTCATAATAACTACAGACCAAAATGCTGCTGTGTAATTTAAAAGTGTAGTCACTGATCCCACACTAATTGTTTGGCCAGGGTGTCTCTCAACTTATTAATACGCTTCTCATCAAAGTGTGCGAAGTTAGGATACTTCTCCACCTTCTTATAATAATGAAGTGCATTGAGGATGATAGTATAGTCCTCCATTGAGAGTTCAAACTTCATAAATCTGTAACTGTTGAGGTATTTACAACAGTAACTGAACCCTCTGGCCAACCCTCTTGTTCACACTTCAAATGCCAACGGGTCATAATGATTACATTATCTTTATGTACTCCGGTAAGCATCTTACGTCCATTCTTAGTCATACTGGAAAACAAACCATAACGTGTCTCCCAAACATAGAATACATCATCGATTAGTTCGGCACCTTCAGGAACCTGTACCTCAACGTTACTACTTCCGGGTGTGTTAAAATCATCCATTGTTTTTCTTTACCCAACAAGGTTTGCATAATGAGTTTTTATATATTTTTTTAGATGGAACATAACATCCAACTTGAGGACACTGATTTGCTGGAATCATTTTGCCACATTTAACACATTCTGTCTCCCACATTTTCATTTCGAATCGTACTCCCTTTTTGTTTTAAAGTAAAGTTTATAGTAGGGTTTTTTCATTTCATTAAGAGTGTTCATGTCATCTTCAAACCCCATGTACTTACAGAGTTGATACGACCCTTCCAACTCACTAATCAATCTCAGTATGTTTTCAGGGCGTCTCTCAAGTCCACCAAAATCATATTGTGTCATAATATAGTTTCATAGGGATGTAAATTTTTTATAACTGATACCGGATCTTGTTCGGATTTGTATACCCAACGATATCGTATACATTCAAATTCAGGATCCCATGTCGTAACACAAATATAATCAGTCACGTTGTCTCCAGTCATCAGGTTTGTCTTGTTGAAACCAACTCTTAATTTCTTCAGCACTATCAAATCCCTTCTTATGATTGGATGGGTCCGGGTCTCCCAAACCTAATCTATTCAGAAAATCATCAATACTACCCTCTTCAATATTTTGAGAATGTTGACGACGTGCCATCTTCAACATCTCGTTAGCAGATGTATTTGCCTTAGCAAGTTTCTGTGCCCAAACCATATCATCCAATTTGACTTCTTCACCATTAGCAATACACTTACAAATGAATTCTAATTTAAGTCTGTACTGAGTAGAAAGCATATGGGTTCACTCTTTTTAATATTTATTCCGTATCTGGTGTGTCAGTCTTTTTGTTAAACCCAAATGGACCTGCAGATTCTTCTTCTAGTGCTACCTTCAGTGCAACACCACCGATTGCTTCCATAACCTTAAGAATATCTTCTGTCTTAGCACCTTCACCAAGTTCTTTAGCGATGTACCAATACTTAGGCCAAAATGTTTGACCTGCCAATTCATAATCTTCGAGTGTTAGTAGTTTCATAGTTTTGATAATACTTCTTTGTAAATGTTTTCTGCGATGGCCTTCATCATTAGAGGAGGAACCATTCTACCAACTCGTTCTGATTGTTGTGAATGAGAACCAGTCAAAATAAAATCATCAGGAAGTGATTGAAGTCTCTTGAGTTCTTGAATTGTAAGAGTTCTATCCTCATTCCAATGAATCAATCCACCACTTGCAGTAAGTGTTGGTGCTGCTTTGAAAAATGATGCCCTCTTGGTATTAAAACAATGACCCTTCTCATGATAATCCATACCAGATAGAATCTTTTTAGGATTCTTTGGCATCTTCTTAACCACACTTTGGTAGACACTACTGTTCAACATGTGTTCAGTCAGTCTATTTACATCCTCAGGGTCATTCTCCACACCGTCGATAATGTCAGAGATGACAGTTTCTTTGGGTGAAGTGGGAGGGAACAATGTAGATACAGTAAGAACATTTAGACCAATCTTATCTGCAATATCATTACGAACTGCAATAAAGATTAGTCGTTCTCTACCTTGACCAACACCATGAAAAGATGCTCTCATTACTTTTGATGTAACAAGATAACCAATCTCCTCAAATGCATTAGTAATCTTAGCATAATAAGTCTTTGCCTCACCGATTGTCAATCCCTTGACGTTCTCAGCAACAATAACCTTAGGTTGAATTGATTTGGCAACACGAATATACTCAAAGAACAAGTCTTCAATGTTCTCCACCTTCTTACCATCAGAGTAGTTCTTGGTCTTACCCCAACCATCCGAGTGTTTAGAACCCTCTCCACGGCACATAGACCCTGCAACAGAGAATGCTGAACAGGGTGGTGACCCATCGAGAATGTCTAGTTCACCAGGTTTCAGACCAGTGATCTTGAGGAAGTCACCACCTACCAACTGTTTAATATCGTCAGGAACAATATGAGTTGATGGGTAGTTTGCGGTATAAGTCTTTCTTGCTTCCTCTACAAACTCATTGATACACAGAATCTTACCACCGGCAAGACGATATCCTGTAGAGGAACCACCCCCACCAGCGAAGGTAGAGATGACAGTGAACTTGGCTTGTGCCTCACCGTCGTAAACATCTTGTAATTTATATGGTAGTTTCATGCGAATGTGTTCTTATACTGTGTAGTGTAATATGTTTTTGGAGTTTCGACAACATCTTCATATAGAGACTTGATACCCATCCCATCTTGAAAAGCAATCTTCTTTCTATCGATTATATCATCAGGTAGTTGGTCTCTAAATGCTTCTTGAAGGATTGCTTTAGGTCTTGACTTACCATCCCAGACAATATCTTGACCTAAACCCAGTGCAGTCTCGACTAATTGGGTGTTTAAGAAAGGTAATCGACACTCAATACCATACTTCATAAAAATCTTATTGCATCTTGTAAAATTTTTACGATGTTGTGATCCAAATAACCCAATGCGATAGTCAGTCCAACCCTTGTCTTTGATACCGTGATAACTCATACCATAGGATGCCCAGAGTTCATCACTACCCTCACCTGACATAATTACCTTGAACCCATCTTCATGGATACATTGTGCTAGTCTAACACATGGGTAACCGATTTCTACCTGAGCCTTGTATGGCATCTCAATCGTATTGATTACATCATTGATATCATCAACTGTAGGGGGTTTTACTTTGACCTCTCTTAGTTCAACTCCCAAATATTTAGCAACTTTTCTGGCAGACAATAAATCTTTAGACTTCTCATCATGAACCGCAGTATATGTTACTAGATTTGGAATATGTTTTGATGCAACCAAAGTAGTAATTGCAGAGTCAATACCACCAGAGAGAAGACATGCCACAGGAACATCAGCAACAGTTCTCTCAAGAGAACCCATTGTGATATCTCTATGAACTATTGATTTAGACTCATCAAAATTCCATGTAGATGTATCTGTAATGTGGTCTCTAATACTATACCAATACCCCTCTTCAATCTTATAATCAGAAGTAACCTTAATATAAGAACCAGGTTCTAACATTTTAATCGTTTGTCCATTCTCACCCATGGCAAGAAGACCCTTTATCTCTGAACAGAAACTGAATGATGGAAATAGACCACTCAACAATGAGTAATGAAGTGGAACTTCCCCATGTCGGTCTCTTACTATGGTGATAGAACCGTCTCCTTGAGTGAATGCAATAGCAAACATTCCTTGGACTTTCTTCAATCCATCAATACCGTACCTATCCAATATAGCACAAAGTACCTCAGTGTCACCT